AGAGTGCTTTAGATGCTATGAGTGCATCAGATAAAGGACAGATCATAGTTCCTACTGGTGGTGGTAAAACTATGTGCATGATTGAAGATGTTAAGAGACAATTCAACAGTTCAGTAAATAAAACTGTTGTAGTTGTTGCACCTCGTATATTGCTTGCAAATCAATTATGTTCAGAGTTTTTAGAGCAGAATCTTGATAGTAACTATAATGTTGGTGTAGATGTGATTCATGTCCATAGTGGAGAGACACATTTTTATAGCACAACTAAAACAGATAAGATAAAGAAGTGGTATCACAATAGCACCAAACATATTATTATGTTTACTACATACCATTCACTTCATAGAGTGCAAGAGAGTGGTATTAATGTAGATACAATATACTTTGATGAGTCACATAATGCAGTTCAAAAGAACTTCATTGAAGCAGTTGAGTATTTCTCAATGTATGCAGAGAGATCATACTTCTTTACTGCTACACCAAAACATTCACTTACACCTTTTAAAGTTGGAATGAATGATGTTGACATTTTTGGTCAAGTAATTTGCAATGTCCCTGCACCTAAATTAGTGAAGCAAGGTTATATATTACCACCAAAAGTTGTAATTAACAAGATTGATTTACAAGATGATAGTAGATTTTCATACGAGCAAGATTGCGATTGTGTGTTAGAAACTATTGATAATCAAGATGTAGATAAGATTCTAATTTGTGCAAGATCAACAAAACAAATTATTAATTTAGTTACTCATACATCATTTATTCTTGACTTATATTCTCGTGGATATTCATGGTTAATGATTACATCAAAAACTGGTGCAGTTATAGATGGTAAAAAAGTGAATAGAGAGGAGTTTTTCAATACGTTAAATACTTGGGGAAAAGATTCTGATAAAAGATTTGTTGTATTACATCATAGTATATTATCTGAAGGTATCAATGTAAAAGGATTAGAAGCTGCTATGTTTCTAAGGAATATGGATTATATTGGTATATCTCAAACTATTGGTAGAGTGATACGCAAAGGAGACAAGAGTAAAACATTTGGATTGATTTGTGTTCCAGTATATGATAAAGTTGGTATCTCTACTTCTCGTAGAGTTGAAGCAGTTGTCGATACTGTATTCAATCAGGGTCAGCCCGCAATTAGTGTAGTTAGGAATTAAATGAAATACATTTTCAAAATAGACGATTTTCAATTAACCGAAGACGAATATGATCTTTGGTCAGATAATCAATTATCAGTTCAAGAAATTTTGGACGATAGAATATCAAAAGATGAAATTAACATCTATATTGATGTTAAGAACTGATACCTCTAAAATGTTTCAATAGTGATAAAGGATTATTATGAAAGTATCACAATTAATCGAAGCATTACGAAATTTTGAATCTGATGAAGAGATCACATTCTATTTTCTCAAAGATAATATATTAACTAATTGCCAACTAGAGGATATTAACTCTTATGGTATGGGGATAGAATTTACTGTTCAAGACACAATCGAAGTAATAGAGGAGTCAGAACTATGATGACAGTCAACATAAACGATTTTGTTACAGATGATGAACTTTCACTTCTTTGGAAGATCGCAGAGCGTATAATAAAGGAGGGGCATGTATATAATGACCCAAATTACAAAATTGAATTAAACCTAGTTACTGAACCTTGGAGACCTGATGAAAATTGAACTTAACGAAAAAGAACAACAGTATCTTATTGATTCTATGATGTTCTATTCAACATTCATGCAGTATTTTAAAAATGATAATCGAGGGTCATATTCTCGATTGATAAAACAGTATCAATACTGGTATGATAAAGACGATAGAAAAGAATGTCAACAAACATTTGAAAAAGTTTTGAGAGCAGATAAACAAAACTGATACCTCTAAATTGTTCCTACAGTAAGAGTTAATTATTATGACAAACAGAAACAGCGATGCTCTCAATGAGCAAATACTAGAAAATCTAACACCCGAACAACTACAAGAACTTAAAGAGTTGTATGTTGAGAGACTTGTTGATAATATGTCAACAAAAGATTTAGTTCGTTATGTCTTTGACGATATGACAAGATTTGTTGATAGTCAATCACCAGTTGAGTTTTTTGATGATGCTTACAGTTACTTTGATGATTACTTTGATGAGATAGTTGAAGAGATCAAAGGCGGTCAATCTGTAAACAATTTAAACTAGGAGATCAAAATGAATGAAGAACTTTACACAATTCAAGTGACTCGTAGAGAGTTGGGATTAATCAAACATTATACACGTTTGTTATTTACAAATATTGATGATGATGTAACAACTGATGGTGGTTCATGCACTGGTAGTTTTTGTATAGAAAAAGATTGGTTCGGTAAAGATGCAATTAGAAATCTTTACCGTAAAGCAAAAACTATTACAGACACTCATTATAGTGACGATAAGGAACTACAATTAGATAAAAGTTTAAGATACTCTACCAACATGAAATCTACATGGCCTTGGTTACAAAACTGATACCTCTAAAATGTTCCTATATTGAAAGCAATTTATTATGACTTATCAAAAACCACAATTACATGAGTTCTATGTGACTCGCAAATGCACCAAAATGGAATACTTTACTGTTATGGCAGAAAGTATGGATCAAGCAAAGTATGAAGCAGAGTATGGTTGGGATTACCAAAATTTTGATTGGGAAGAATTAGATTATGAAACAGTTGATATTGTAGAGCAAGAGATTCCCGAACAGCAACTTACATTATCAGGAGTATTCTAAATTATGAACGAGCAACGTGCAAATGAAGAACTCAATATTGAGTTAGAATATGAGAGGGTCAAGGAGCAACGCTATCAAGACTTTCAAGAGTGGTTAAACAAATGCCCACTTGTGGTTACTGACTATCAGGACTACGCAAATGAATTTGTAATTACATTCAATCTGGAGGCAGATTAGTGAAAATTAATTTTACATTCGATAATATAACTCAACTTGAAGAATTATACTATGCAGTTGAGAATATTCCAACAGAAATTTTAGAGGATTCTAAAGAGTATGGAACACCAGTTAAAGAAGAGCAATCTTTATACGAAGTCATACTTAAATTAAAATCAAAGTTGGAAGAAGTGCAAACTACTATGGAGGAGGAAAACGAGGATTACAACCCAGAATTTGATGCAGCTAGTTATACCTAACTGATACCTCTAAAATGTTCCTATATTAAAGCAATTTATTTATTCAATGCGTTATTCAGATCAAAAAACAACTATCTTTTCAGAGTTAGTCAACATTATTGAAAAAGATCAATATGCAATGTATGACTTACTTGATTCAATTATTGGATCTCTCTCACCCGATCAATTAAATCAGATTGAAGATTTAATCGTCAATCAGTATGGAGAAAACTAATGACAATGACCGCAAAAGAGTTTATGCAAGAAGTTTACGAAATTGCATTTGGTGATGAAGCATACTACAGAGGATTTTTTCCAGAGGAAGTTGTCGAGAGACTACAAGATTTTTCAGATGGATCAAATCCAATTCTTATTGAAGATGCTTACAATGAAATAGAAGAACTAAAAACTTCACTAGAAGAATTAAGTGATGCAGACCTATTAAATTCCAGACAAGCTCTTATCAATCAAACAAATAGAGTTATGGAAGCATTAAATGAAATAGGAACTGATGAATAATAACATTATTGATACCTCTAAATTGTTCCTTTATTAGATTATGAAATTATGAAAAACACACACCTTGAACACCCCGAAGATTCTATTCTAACTGGTGATCTTACCGCACTTGATTGGATGATTGAAAAGAACAGTCATATATCAGTCAAGATTGATGGAAGTCCTGCTATCGTATGGGGACGTAATCCTGCAACTGGAAATCAATTTGTTGGAACTAAATCTGTATTCAACAAAAAGTTAATTAAGATATGCGAATCAATCGAGGATATTGATAAGTTTTATAGTGGTGATTTGCGTGACATATTAACAAATTGTTTTGTTAATTTACCTATCACAAAAAACATTTATCAAGGTGATTTCATCGGGTTTGGTGGTAATTATTCTTACACACCTAATACAATTACATATAAGTTTGACCGTATTATATCACAAAGAATAATAATTGCACCACATACTGTTTATGAATCACAAAAAGATTTGCGTGATGCAGTTGCAAATCCTCTTTTAAATAATCTATCATCTACAACAAATGTTTTATTTGTATCACCTGATTGTGGTATAGTTAATGACAATGAGTTAATTAAATTACAGGTTAATTTTGCTAAACAAATGGCAACATTATGTGAGTTCCCAACAGAAAACAAAGTAATTGCACGTTTAAAAAAACACATTAATACATGTATTCGTGAGGGAATTGAATTAGATGAACTAACACAAGATGCACTTGCTAATGATAACGAAGTTGACTTAAATGTTATTAGATTGTGGAAATTAGTGGAAGCAATTAAGATTCAATTGTTTACATATATTCATGTAGATGAGAGTATTGAATGTGAAATAGAGAACCATAATGTTGACCATGAAGGTTATGTAATGACCAACAAATTCGGTTCATTTAAGATTGTAGATCGAGAGGTATTTTCATTCTTAAATTTCAATCTTTCAAAAAATCGTAACACAAACTGATACCTCTAAAATGTCCTTATAGTATAACACAAAACAACATGATTACAGCATTTTTTACAGGAGTTGTCGTAGCAATTCCAACTTCACTTATTACAATGAAGTTACTAAACAGTTCACTTTTTATCAGTAATGAAGAATTAAGGGAAGCAAACGCTAAAATTAGTCTCATTATTAACAACTTAGATGACTTCAGAGAAGAGAGACTTGCCGATAAAATGGAGAGACTTGGCATAACTGATAAACTTGATAAGAGACTTGAAATAAAAAATTAATACAAATTGATACCTCTAAACTGTTCCTATATTATAACGCAAAAAAAATTATGTCATTAAATACAGAACACAATCTAACACTAACTGAAGGACAAATATCCACCATATTATACACAATGGAAGGATATATGCAAGGTTCAGATGATAACGAAGATAGTCAATTTGTAAAAGATGTTGATACTATCTTTGAAATATTAGAGGGAACTATTGATAAACATTATGATAAGATAGAGAAGGCCCGAAGTAAACAACCAGAAATGGAATGGTAATACAAATTGATACCTCTAAAATGTCCCTATAGTATAGCAACCAATTTAAAATGAAAAATCAATTTCGTATCGAATGTTCAGAAGTAAATTACTTCACTATCTTAGTTGAAGCAGATACAGAGGAACAGGCAAGAGAACTTGCTCATGCTAACATTAATTCATTTGATGTGGAAGACGAGTATGTTTCAGAGTGGACTATTGAAAGTGTGGAGGAAGTGTAATGCCATACAAAGATCCAATAAAACAAAAAGAAGCAAAACATAGGTCTTATTTAAGAAATAGACTAAAAGTTAAATCAAGTGCATTAGCATCTAAGAGAAGAACACAAGACTGGTTTAAAGAAATGAAATTGAATGATATTCAATCTGGTTGTTTTGTATGTAGTTTAAAAACTAATAATCCTGATGATTATGACTATCATCATAGAGATCCATCTACGAAAATTTCTTCACTTGCTGATATGGTAGGAACAAGGAGCAGACAGACAATTTTAGATGAAGCGAAAAAATGTGATATTGTTTGCAAATCTTGTCATGCTGATATACATAAACCAAATTATCCATTTCATTAATAATACAAACTGATACCTCTAAACTGTTCTTATTGTATAAGCAATCAAAAAAATGTTTTACGTTTCACCACACTTTAAGAGAAATAAAACAACTCTCTCAAATCAAGTTTATATGTTTATGAGTGAAATTTATCCTAACTTGAAAAAAGTGGATATTGAAGTTATCTCATCTGATCTTACGGAAGATAACGTATTTGGGTGGACACTTGAGAATAATGATCAAAATGAAATTGAAATTCATTATGATTTAGGATATTTTGATTATGTTACAACTTTAATCCATGAGTTAGTTCACGTTGACCAAAATGTAAGAGGTTTATTTGATGACCAAAAAAGAGAGAATGAAGCATATACTCTAGAAAAAGAATTGGGTAAGAAGTTTATGTTAGAAAACAATCCATGTGAGGTAACTAATGTTTAATACTAAAGTTTATGTCATTTTACAAGAGTTACCATCTTATATTAAAGATGATGTTATTGTTAAAATTGGTATTAGTAATGATGTTGAAGGTAGATTAAAAACTTTACAAACTGGAAGTGCATATAAATTACATCTTGTAGACACATTTGAAGCAGGTGTTGAAGCATTAAAACATGAATCTTTTATACATGAATTATATAATAATTATCGTAAATTGGGTGAATGGTTTACATTTAATAGCAAATTCTTTACTAATAAAGTATTACCACAAATGGCAGATTACTTCTCAAAAATAGAAGTAATAGAGGGTAAAGTTGCTTCAACTAATTTACAATTAGAGGAATTAAATTATAACTTAGATTCCATAATATCAGATGATTATGTATCTCGCAAGAAGAGATTAATATATTTGGAAAAATGTTTATTAGTTGATGATAATAAAAGAGATTATTATAAAAAAGAAATTAAAAAGTTAAATGATGGTTTTCAATTAGAAAAAGAATTATCTATTAAATTAGGACAAGAAAAATCTCATGAAAAGTATGTTAAAAGTTTTATTTACAGGAAGAAAAAATATTTGGAAACAATTTCAATGGGATATTTAGTTTCATTAAAGTAACAAACTGATACCTCTAAACTGTTCCTATGGTATAATGGTATAAGATCAAATTAATTATGCACAACTTCAAAGAATTTTTAGACTACTGCGAATCATTCTATATGCCTAGTCACCCAGATGTATTATATCCGATTGATGGATTATCTAGGGGAGAGTTAGCACTTGCCACTCTTACATATCTTGATTTATGTTCAGAATGTGAGACAATCAACTGGGGCGATGGTGATTCACTAGATCGAGAGAGAGTCAGGGATCAGGTATTTCAAACTAGAGCAGTAAATTCAGTTAGTCTTAATTAATTCTAACTGATACCTCTAAATTGTTCCTATAGTATAAGCAAACATCAAAATTATGAAAATGACAAAAGTTGAAGTAGTTGCATCATTCAGAGAATTATGGTCTGACGTTGTTGCATCTGATCCTATGTGGAGAGGAGACAAGATTGCCAAAAGATGTGCATTTAATGATTATACTGATACACTTTGCAAAGATGGTATGATTACAACTTATCAATATGAAAACTGGAGCAATCCATTTTAATTGACTCAAACTGATACCTTTAAACTGTTCCTATAGTATAGCACCAATTCAACCATGAGATCAAAACTAATTAACAAACTTGCACTTGAAGCAATTGAATTTCTAGTAGAGTCAACAAAACGTGATATATGTGATTATATTTTAGATCGCATGGTTGAAATGGGAAAAATACCTTATTTTGAGGCACATCAGAGGCCTTATTTTCATGAACTTATCTCAACTGGATTTGAAACAACTGCATTAAAAGAAGATGGATTAGTTGCAAATGAAAGAAGAGGTAAAAATTGGATATGGTTTATTAATAATAACTGATACCTCTAAACTGTTCCTATAGTATAAGCAATCAAAAAAATGTCAACATTACATCACGAATCATTATTAGAAACTTGCTTTGATGAAGCAGTTGAAGCATTTTGTTCTCACAATCAGTTAACACCAGAAATGTTTGCTGAGATAGAGCATCATCAAGGAGTTCAAATAGCATTGGAAAATGCTGCAAACCAAAGATTTGAGGATTTATTACAATGAAAAATGACCAAGAAATTCTAAACAATGTTGAAATTCTAAGCAAATATCACGTTGATAGATTCCAACATTTATTAGACATTGATCGAAA